AAGGTCATGTCCACAATGCCGGTGCCGGTGATGTGCTCGGAGAAGACTGTGCGGTCTGGGGACTCGAAGCCATCAATGTCCTGCCGGTAGCCACAGGCGCGGACCTTCTTGCCTGCGCGTTGGACGAACAGGATTTCGTTCCCGATCTTCACGGGCCGCACCTGGTTGGAGCCTGCGGTGCTCTCGTCGTTCTTCTGCATGTTGGTCGGAGTGATGGGCTTCTCGTTCCCTCCCCGCATGCTCATTTCGTTCTGGTTGGTGAAGATCATCAGGCGCTTACCCTGACCCAGATGGCGGATGGTCGCCACTTGCGCAGATGCCACCTCACGGCTGAATGCGTCGGAGTCATTGGTGCCCAGCTCGAAGTTCAGGGTGTCCCCGATCCGGCTGCCCACGATGGTCTGGGGAAATCCTGCGGAGCCAGCCAGAAGCAGGCGCTGCTCGTACAGGGTGCCCGTGCGGGGGTACTTGTTGGAGCCTCCCCAGATCGAGGCGTTCAGGGTCCAACTGTTGGCGATGGCTGCAGTGGTCGACGTCAATACCTGCTGCACTGTGCCGTTCACTACCGTGGGGGATGTGTAGGCCGTGATCTTGACCAGACCGCCGTTCACCTTGATGTACTTACCCACCTCGGCAGAGCCTGCCCGCCAGCCGTTGGCCCCAAGGGTGGCGGTCACTGAGGCACCCACCGGACCCACAGCGGAGACCGTGCAGGTAGTCTGGGGCGAGCCGTCCAGCGTCCAAGCGCCGGATGGAATGCTGGTGCCACTGAATGCGCTCTGAATCTCACAGGTCACATTGCTGGCGTCCACGTAGGCAGTGATCAAGGCCTGCCCCGATCCAGCCACGATGTACCGGCCCACATCCGAAACAAGAAAGGCGGAAGCGGCGGAGAAATTGCGGCCCGTGCCCACTGTCGCAGCGGACAGGGTGAGCGCCATGGCGGGCTTGGTGCCCACTTCGTCGAAGGGCTCCACCGTAAAGGGAGCTGCCAGCAGTCGCCAGTCAGTATCTCCAAAGCGCTGGAGGCGATACACGGGGGTCTCACCTTGCATGATGTACATCGTGTCCGCACCCTGCACCCATTCCAGCTCAGAAAGGACGGCCATGGCATAGGGGGCGGTGATCTCGTAGGGCCCACCCAGCAAGGAACCATCCTTGAACACCCGCATGTACAGGTCGCCAATCTCCAGCACATAGGCCTGATCGGCGTTGTAGATGAAGGGAATCAGGCGGGAGTTCTTGGTGCTGGTCTTGGTCTCGGCAGCAAAGCGAAGCCCGGGGCGGCGTCGGGCTCCACCCTGCACCATCACCTGAATGTTCTCGCAGAGCTTCAGGCCGTTGTTGTACTTCGCGATGTCGATGCGGCTATGCACACGTGGGGAGAGTTCGCCCGCGGTGAAGTTGGTCTGGATGGGAATTACCTTGCCCATGATCAGTACCGTCCCGAGATCAGGGGGAAGTCATCCCCGAAGGTGTCGCCGGGATTCTCCTGTCCGTCGATGGCCTTGGCTTCACGCAGTACCTGTGCAGCTGTCTGGAGCAGCGAATCACGCAGGCTGGTGGATTGGGTCAGGGGGTAGGCCAGCTGTGCAGCCATGGCATAGGTGGCAGCCTGCACCAGTCCGGTGTCCCAGTTGTTCTCGTCCTCGTTCTTCCAGACGTAGCGCAGGGGCAAGGCGGGAACGTTTGCCAGGATCATGCGGTTCTCAAGCTGGAAGTCTTGGATGGGGCTATTGAGCTTGCCTACCTGATACAGCCGGAGGAAGTCGCTGGGGAGTTGGAACTGGTGGGTGTAGTCAAAGGCCGGTGCGCCAGCCTCGGGGGACAGCAGCACCCGCTTGATCGCGCAGTTCCAGAAGTGCTTACGCAGCAGAGCGTCACGCAGCGGGGGGTAAAGGTTCGCGCAGTACTTGGCGCGGTCGTTCTCATCCTCTAGGTTGGCAATGGGAGCCTTACCCAGCATCATCAGAGCGTTGGAGCAGATCGAAACTGCGGTGGTCATGGTCTTGTTCCCTCAAACAAAAAGGGGAGCCATTGAGGCCCCCCTTGAATACGCCACCGCGCTGGAGACGGTCACGCGAATGGCAACTGCTCTTAAGGCGATACGTAAGGCACTTCGATGCGGATCGCTTGGTTGGCCTGTGGAGTTGCGCCGCCAAAGGTTCCGTACAGTTCGCAGTCCTGTGGGAGCAGGTAGTCCTGTCCGTTGATCAGCTTGGTGCCGGTAGTCACGCCAGCGGAGGCCGCTGTGGTGATCGCCAGTGCGTTGATGATCGCGGTGGCATCCACTGCAACCTTGGTCACAGCGTCACGAATACCGATGGACAGGGTGGACGATGCCGCGCCTGTGGCGAAGCTGGCGAACACATCACCGCTCAGTCGGGTGCCTTTGGGCAACACGATGCCAGTGGCGAAGGTGTCGCCGTTGGCTGCGGACCATGCGGAGGGGGTAGTGATGACAGCCTTGCGCGAACGGTTGTTCGCTGTGGGGTCAGTCTTGCGACCAGCAGCAATTGCCACTGCGGTCTTGGTAACGGTAGCTAGTTCAGCCATGATGATTCTCCTGAAGTTGGAACGAGGAAGGGGCCGAAGCCCCTAGCCACTGATTACTGGAAGTCGATCTGCACGACTTTCTTGTCGTCCTGACGGCCTGCGCCGTAGGAAGCCGCCATGGAGGTCTGGGTGGTGTCCTTCTTGTCTGCACGGATGGACACCTTGCCTTCTTCGTAGCCCTTGCCGAAGTGGATCGCGGACTTGGTATAGGCAGCGGTGGAGAACACCGAGCCAGCCTTGATCAGGTTCTGGTAAGGAATCCACTCGAAGCCCATCCACTTGCCCTTCAGGGTACCGGCTTGCAGCATCTGCAGGGCCATGAAGTCAGCGCTGGTCAGGGTGGTATCGGCCAGAATCTGCTGGAGCGCCACATCGTTGTAGAGGAAGTACAACTCTTCGCCGGATTCCTCGTCCGCTTCGTTGGCGCGGAAGATCGCCTTGGCCTGGATGATCTTGGCCTTTGTCAGACCAGTGCCACCGCCTGCGATCTTCTGGGCAGTGGGCAGCGTGTAGCTGACCAGACCGTCCACAGAGGGGATAGCGCCCAAGGCTGCGTTGTAAATGATGCTGTCGATCTTGCGGTTACGCATGGCCATCAGCGAATCCATGTAACCGCCGCTCAGTGGGTTGGCTTCGAGCTTGGGCACATCGGCACGGTCAACAGGCAGAGCCTTGTAGAAGTCGCGCATGGCGGCACTACGGGCGCTGTGGTCGATCTCGGACCAGATGGTGTCACCGTGGCGGACCACGTTCTCGTCGAACTCACCAACGGAGCCGAGGTTGTTAATGGTGAAGGATGCACCGGTAATGCTGCCGCGATCATTCACGGTCTTCATCAGTCGGGATTCTTTTTGCTGGGCTTCCAACCGCAGAGCGGTGTCCCATGCAACAACCATTTGGGTAGTGATACTGGTCGCGCCGAGGATCATCCCCTGCTTGCCCATGTAGTTGAAAAGCGATGCGTGAATCCGCTCGCCCATGTAGTGGACGAAGGTCTTTACCGTATCGGGCTTGAAGATCGCAAAGGCGACCAAGGCGGCTGCAGCGAATGCAGCGAAGAGGATCAAGGATTTCATGGAAAACTCCAAAAGTTGAACTGGGTTCGCCTTTCAGGTGATCCGTTTCCGGGCCTGCTTGTATCGCCTCGGTAGGACCGGCTCAATGTCCTAACTGCGCGGGCTGTGCAGGTGATCCGGTTGCCACACCGGGCCTGATGGGAGCGAATGTCCCACCGGCCCTGTGTTGGAATCTCAACTATTTAGACAGGGGTATTGGGTACACCCTTGAGCGTGATGGCTTTCCACTTGGCAGTTGCTGCCGCATGGCCGGGGTGTCGTGGGTTGCGGAACTCTTCGGACATCTGGATGCGTGCAGCTTCTTCCATGCCACCATTACCGCTACCCGATGCGCCAGGGTTCACCGACTTGTCTTCACGCAGCTGCTGACCCACTGCCGCCATGATGCGATTGAATGCCGGAGAGTTGCCCAGCTCGGCTTCCACTTCATCGGGGGAGAGTCCAGCAATCTGCGCAATCTGAGTCATGCCGCGCCACGCTGCCTGTGCGTTGGCTTGGTAGCTGTCGCCCCATGCTTCCTTCAGGCTCTTCACGGTGTCATCCATGCTGACCTGCTGGCCGGCGTTCACCAGAGTGGGGGCCAGCTCGAAGTACTTATTCATCATGCCCTCGAACTGGGCCTGATTGAGCCCCAGCTTGTGGGCGTCTTCTCGGAACTTGCCCAGTGCGGCCTCGTCCATCTTGACGTCTTTCAAGACCTCGGGCAGTTCGGGCAGCTTGTACTCCGCTGCGGTCTTGGGTGGGATGTCTCCGGAGCCCAGACGCTTCTCAAGGTTGGTCCGGTGCTCTTCTACCTTCCGCGCCGATGCTTGCGGGTCGATTTCGCCTGCGGCGTTTTTGACCACGAACTTCTCGGGAATGAAGGCCCATGGGTTGGAATTGTCGCCAGCGCCCGCTCCACTGCCTGCGCCACCAGCATCGCCTGCTCCGGCTCCTGCACCCATGGCGCTGCTAGGCTTTGGAGTTCCTGCACCTGCCGCACCGTCTTGGCCTCCTTGAGGTGCACCAGCACCCGCTCCACCAGCTGCTGCGCCGCCAGCGTCTCCGCTTGCCGCTGCCCCAGCGCCTGCGCCAGACGCGCCCGGAGTTCCGTCCATGAGTACATAGCGTTTACCTTTCAGCATGATTTCTTCCTTTGTGGGTTAGTCGGCTTGCGCCTCGATGTCGGTGGGTGTCACGCCGTTGGCGCGGTTGATCTGCCCGACGATGAACTGCACGACCTTCGTGCTACCCATGCGCTCGTATGTCTTGAGCACAGCATCAATACCCCCATCCGTCACTGCCGGTTGACTGAACCGTGTGATCAGCGCCTCCAGGATCGCGGCCCCTCGTTTATCCACCTCGAAGATTTCGCGGAAGAGTTCGGGGGTTACGTCTGGGAGGCGGGTTTGTTGGGTCATGTGTAGAGGGTTGAAAACCCGCGCTGGGCGGGTTCTTCGTGCTGAGGGGATTGGGTTAAACCTGCAAGTCGCCGCTCAAGTGGTAGCCAATCGAACTGACGTTAATCAGGCTGGCTCGGGCGTTCTGTCCGTTGGTTCGGAAACCGCCGCTCTTGCTCCATAAACCAAGGCCAGCAGCAGTTGCGAAGGTGATGATTCCAGTCGCACCAGTCGCCACAATGTCCAGCTTGAAGCCGCGAGGCAACTTGCGCGGTATGGTGATGGTTATGTCACTGGTGCCGGAATAACGCACTGTGCGGCCATGCCAGGAGCTATCAAGCGTGAAGCTGCCGCCCGAGTATTGATAGGCTCCACCAGCCAAGTTCACAAAGTTACAGACGCCAGCGGTCAGGCTGGATTCGTCCATCGTGACGTTGTTGGAGCCGCTGTAAGTAATGCCAATTTCAGCATCACGGCAGATGACGCCGGTTTGCGTGAATGATGTGCTAGGGTTGTTCAGGTTCACATTGCAATTGCGCGTTTTGCTGAACATGATTGCGCCGATGTTGCCTGTCACCTCACAGGCCATCGCGCCAAAGTCGCTATTCTTGACAGCGCAGCCAGAATCCGCACGGGCAATGAAAGTCGGGAAACCTGCTACATAGGTCGCGTAGGTATTGGATGCGGTGGGCGTAACTGCGCTGGCGTAGTCAGCTTCGGCAAGCGTTACCGTTTGGTTTCCAGTATTGCGGCTTACAACGAAATAGGTAGAGACAGCATCAAAAGCCGTGGGCGCAGTCGATTGAAAGCGAATGGGCATACCCACTTGGCACAGATCAAACTGCGCAGCATTGGGCACTGAAATATTTACGTTGCCGCTTGTTGTCACCAGCGATACCGTGGCAGGCGTTGGGGAGCTGTAGCGGCTGGAGTGAATGCGACCAGTCACCTTAATGTCGTTCAGGATGGAAGCGCCAGAAACAGGCACAGCAGCCTCAAAAACCACGCCCTTTCGGATTGGGCTTGTTACCCGCGAGAAAATCTCATTGATGTGGCTGTCACCAGAAAGCAGGGAAGCCTCGGGCAATATGTTGGCGATGCGGTAATTGCCGCCAGAATCAGAAGCCCCTGCGCTGCGCACAGCAATGCGGCCATGGTGGAAGAATTGGCTGTTGCAAATGTCGATTGCATAGCCGTTTTCTGCGGTCTGACCGTAAGCAGTAATCAGGTCAAGCTCACCCCGAACACAGCCCATTGCGTTGACTGCGCCAATTTTGATAGCGCGGTGCCCACCAACAAACGCAATGCCGGTTATGCCAATCTCGCGCAGTGCAAAGTTCATCAGCGGAGATTGCACGGTGCCCAAATCGTCCTTATTCCAGTAGAGCGCGGTCAGCCCTGCGGCAATGTTGAAGCGCGTTCCGTTGGTGCCAACTGTCCAGAAGTCGGGCACGTTGTCAGAACCGCCAAAACTCCATGCATTAGGCACACCTTGAAGCCGCACCCCGCTAATCAGGGGGATTTCCGCATCAATGGTGTACTCCGCATCAAACAGAGTGACCACCCCGCCGCCGCCCACTGCCGCCGCCGCTTGCATTGCAGCAATAATCCCCGCGCTGTCCTGTGTGGCTGGAATGATGCCGCTCATACCGTAAATGACGCCGGAAGCAGTTAACCCCTTCCCTCCGGTGAGGGGATCGCTTGAAATACGCGCTACTGTGTCCGACTCGATAAGCGGAGAAGTTCCATAGTCAAAGTCGACTTCACTTTGTGCGCTGGATGCCAAAAGCAACGTAACAGGGGCAGCATAAGGCCCGTAAGTGCCACCTGTGGCGGCTGTTGCAATCGTGGTGCCAGCAACCGAACCAGCGCGGCCTGTGAGCGTGTAATTGCCGGTTACCGCTACAACCTTCAGAGTCTCGGCGGGTTGCAGGTTGATGACGCTGGACACGCCGTTACGTAGGGTTTGAGTGTTCACGGTAGCTCCTTAGAGAAAATCGGGGTAGGTAAGGCTCAAGCCATCAGAAGAAGAACAATGTCTTCCTCGTCCTGCATCACTTGCAGCAGCTCACGAATCCGCATCAGTTCATCGAAGTTCCCCTGCTCTATCAGCTTGGGAAGATCAAGAGATACGGAGAAGCGACTAGCCAATGTGGGCAGGGCTTCGATGTCCACCACTTGCACCGGCTTAACAGTGCTGTGGGCTTGCTTTGCTATGCGTTTTTTCTTGGCTTTGGAGGCTTGTTTAGCCTGCTCAATCGCCTTGTCTGCGGCTTCGTCTGCCTCAATCCATGCATCTGCCTCGGCTGCACTGTTGAATAGGTACAGACGCCCTCTCCGACGCACGTAATAGCGCTTGGAGCGCAGTTCTATCTCTTGCGTAGGCGTGACTACTACGGGAGGCTCTACGACTCCTGTAGCGTCTAGCAGTGAGCGGAGAAGGAGAAGCATTAGCCAGCCATGAGCAGAGAGCCGACAGCCAAGCGGGTCTGCACTGTCGCGCCATTGGTGAAGCCGACACGCATATAGCGCCAGCTCGGACGGTGAACAATCTCAGCGTATTGACCGCCACCAGTTACAGCAGCAGTGGGCACAGCCTTAGCCCGCCGCCAGTTGGTGCCATCCCTGCTCACTTCCAACCAGAGGGTGCCTGATACGTCAGATTCAGCAGATATACGCGCTTCCATTGCATAGGTAGCAGCGTTAGCCATTGCTGTAGCGGTAGCGGTCACGGTCAAATCGCGCGATGTGCCGGTAAATGTGGCGTTAGCAGCCAACAGGGTAGAGGTGTCGTCATACCAGATACCAGCGCCAGCAGTGAAGCCGACGCGAGCAGTACCAGCAGCCAGAGCGCCTGCGTGGGTAATCGGCTGGTTTCCGCTAATCTGCGCGCCAGGTATCGGCTCTGTGGCGTAAGTGCCCGGAATCATCGTCCACACCTGAGTGCCAGAAGTCCAAGCGGTTGCGCGGACTCGGAAGAAGGTCAGCGCGTTTACAGACAGTTCCCACGCATAGGCTGGAGCAGCGCCTAGCACGCCGGTTGTGGTTTCAATCGTGTTTGCGTTGGAGCGGATAGCCTGAACGCCGAACCAGTTTCCGTCTGTTCCGTTGGTGCTGTTCAGTGAGCCTTCAAACGTGACGTTTACACCCGCAAAAGTACCGGTGCAATGCAGCATCAGGTTAGAGAAGCGGGTTGTATTGATGAAGACCGTGCTAGTTGCGCTGGTAACGTTGCCCACTGTTGGGGCATAGCTGGCAGGCTTGGAGGCGACCTTCAAGCGGCCTTCTTCGTCCATCGTCAGAGTGTTTAAGTCACCATCTGCTACGGTTGTGGAGTCGCTATCCCTGCGCTTGGCTAGGATGATCTGACCTGCAGAGCCATCCACAAAAGGCGCATTGTGGTTCTGAATCGTGCCTGCAATAGTAGTCAGCAGAGTTTGAAGCGCGGCTAGAGTGGCATCAGTCGCCGCACCTGTAGGCAATGGGAGCGATGCAGCCGATACTGGAACAGCACCCACCACCGGAGCGGAGGCACCATCTGCGCCAAGGTCTAGCTTGAAGCGCTGGAAGTGGGCACCGCCCACATCATCAGTAGCTACAGATGGCCCGCCAGTGCCAGGATTCAGGGTTACGTTGTCTGCCATTAGATAACTCCTTGTGCGCGGCCTTGGGCGTCACGTACGATTTGCTTGGGTCGTGCCATCGTCTCGGCCATTTGGCTGATTGCTGCGATGGTTTGGGCGTGCATCTGTGCGAGCTGGTCGATAGGGTTAGGCTGTCCAAGTGCTTCAGCGTCACCCACTGCGGCCATCAGTTCATCGCCGCTCTGCTCGCTACCAATCTGAGCAATACGCAGCTTGACCCGCGCTTCAAGTTCAGCCTTCTTCCATTCAAGCTCCATGCGCTGTTGTTCCATGTACTGCTCAAACTCAGCTTTTTGGCGCTCGCGTTCAGCGTCTCGGGCATCGTTAGCCGCTTGCAGTTCAAGGTTTGCCTGCACTTCTTGCAGCTTGGCCTGAGCGCGGACTTGCTCAATCTGCATGTCGGCTTGGAGCTTCTGCTGTGCCTGTTGCTGTGTGGCTTGCAGCTTCATCTGCTCCACTTGCAGAGCTGGGTCAGGCTTCGGAGGCTGGGGAGGCAGCTTGCTAGGGTCTTGGATGAAGTTCTGCACATCCTTGAAGCCAGCGTTTTCAATGATCTTTGCGCCCGTGTGGTACAGGTGAGCGGGTGTAGCGAGACCCATTGCCATGCCTGCTTGTTGCAGTTGCAGAATCATGGTCAGCATCTGAGATTGAGCCTGTTTGTCGCCAGTGCCCAGACCTACATTGATAGTCATGTCGTACTGATCGCGCCACTCTTGCGGGTCGTACTCCACGAACTCGTCGCGCAGCTTGAAAGACAGCTTTTGCATTTCGCCATCAGTGAGCAGCTTCAGAATGCCTTGGAAAATCGGCTTCACCAGCGTCTCAGCGAAGATGCGCGCTATCAATTCGATACGCTGCATGGCTGCTGTCTGGTCGATCTGTCGGCCTGTTGCGGTGTTGTTCAGGCTGTCAGGGTTCAGACCCATCGAAGTACGAGAAACACCGGTGCGGTTCTCTCTCATACCCTGCACGTAGTCCAGCATCGGCATAGCAGCAGCACCTGCAAAGCTGGTGATTTCCTCCGTCACAGCATCCACAGAGCGCATACGCACAATGCCGCCGATACGAGAGTCCAGCAGGTCGTCCAAGTTCGCCATTGGCGTGCCGTTGGCGTCTGTGAGCAGCTTCTTGCGGGGGTTTGTGGTCAGCTTCAGGTTGTCCAGCGTTCCACGGAGAATCTCGGTGTGCAGCTTCTGAATGTCGCCCACCAAGTCTTCAATGGACATGCCATCCCAGCGGTGAGGGTTCAGCACCGGCGAAGTGGTCGCAATCGGAACGTGCGAGACAACCTCAGTGTCAAGAATCTTGTCACGCAGTCGGGTAACTTTCACCCGCTCTGCGATACCGTCGCCATCAATATCCGCTAGGACGTACTCAATACGCAACCAACCATAAGTAATGTCGTCTTGGTCGTCGTTCTCAGTGCGAGAGAAGCCGCCGTTGTCCTGGCGATCTACCGTCATCAAGCGGTCTTCGTCTGCATCTACCTCTACGTCAGAGGCTTTCAGTTCATCAGGCGTAGCTTTCAAGCCCATTGCCTTGATGTCGCTGGAACTGACGTATTTCAGACGCGCCACATACGGGCAATCTGCCAATAGTGGGCTAGTCCAGTCCTTCTCAATGAGCAAGTGCGCCGGATTGAAGGCTTCTACCTTGCAAATCGTGCGCTTTTCAGTGGTCTTGATGCGTCCGGTGTAGTGCGTAACCGGCTGGAGGATGACGCCACCCATACCATCAGGCATTGGGTTCATCAGTGGCTGACCATCTTCCCCAATAGCTGGCTCAGGGTTGGCATATTCCAGCTCTCCACCCTCTTGCAGCAACATGGCGAGCATTTCCTCACTCGCGCCCTTAAACGGCTGGCTGCTAACAACTTCTTGCGATTCTTTGTACCAGTGAACAGCGCAGTTCTTGACGGATAGCGCGTCTTTGATGGCGGTGTAGAGGACTAGAAAGCCGTTGTTCTGTTTGTAGAACACGTAATTGCAAGCGTCGGTTGCTTGCTCTGCGCCTTTCACTTCATTGGCCTTGGTAGGCTCAAAAGCTACGGCTTTGTCAGTGCTGGTGAAGGTGTTGAGCAGTGATGGAAGAATCCACTCCACAGAGTCTTGTACGTCAGAGGCGACAACATCACTCCACCCTTCCTGCTCATTGCCGTATGGAAGGCGGTGATAAGCGCGCATAGCCCGTTCTCGGGCGTCTCCAAGCTCACCATGCACGTAATGACCGGCTGCACTCTCTTTGCGCTGCAATAACTCCAGCAGCTCGTCGTCGCTAATTTTCTTCGACATAGGTTCTCCAGCGCTATCACAGCGTTTGGCCTATTGTCAAAAGTGGTAAAGCGGCTAGGTGATGTAGCGCTTCTTGTAGGCAATCGGCTTCATGCTTCCTCCGCTATTGCTCAGACTGTCGGCAACGATGGCGGCATAACGGAAGGCGTCAGCACCGTGCGAATACTCGTCGTGCAATGGGCCGGAAGCCTCTAGCGTCTGTTTGTTGATGTGGCGTCGATAGCGCTTCAAGCACTCAATCAGCCGTGCGGCCTTGGTCTTGTCGAAGTAGATGCGGTTGAATGTCATGCGAGCAGCACGAATCCCCGCTTCAATCTCCATGTTTGGCGTCTGTTCGATAGAGCATCCAAGCGCTTCCATGATCTCCTGAGCGCTCTTGCCGGTCTTGAAGTCCTTGGTAAACCCATCGTGCGGCAGGTAGTGCGTGCCCCAATTGAGCGGCATGTTCTTTAGCTGGCGCACGTAGTCATCTAGTGTCCGATGGCTGTCCTCGATGTAGTCCACGATACGCAGCTCAGAAGCCGAGCGCTGCACCAGAATGATGGACATAGAGTCATTCCAGCCCAAGTCCCAGATGGCGTGTGTCTTCAGTAGTGGGTCGGCAGGCACATCCCTGATGCGTCCGTCACGTTCAGCAGCGGCCATTTCCTCGAAGTAGATAGCACCGGTTACAGCAGGTAAGCATTTCCCCTCCCAGATGTGCCGGTACTCCTCTGGTTTCATTGTGGCTTGGGCGTGAAGTCGCTCGGCCTCTAGCACCTTGGGGAAGTGGTAGTTGTCGTTGTAATTCATCTCCACCATCACACAACTTGGCGGGGGATTGAGAACAAAGCGCCGGTATGTTTCGTCAGTTTCAAGCTGGGGATTGAAAGTAAGCCAAATCTCAGAGTTCTCTGCGCGGATAGTTGGTATCAATATGTCCCAACTGCGCTTGCTGATGCTCTGCGCCTCCTCTACCCAGCAATGAGTAACGCCTTCAAAGCTCTTCAAAGAGTCGCTGGTTTCATTGCTCAGACCGGAGAAATAGAACTCAGTGCCATTCTTACCCTTGATTTCAGTCTGAAGTACCTCGTAGAAGTCAGCCAGGCCCATTGAACTGATCTGATCTGCCAAAAGCTGATGCACAGACTGTTGAATGGACTTCTGCACCTCTCGGGCGCACAAGACACGTATCTTGCGATTAGCACCAATGGCAAGCAATGCCCGCGCAAACCCCCAAGACTTACCCGAACCGCGCCCACCATAAGCTCCCTTGATGCGAGCCGGTTCAAACAGAAACTTGAGCTTTTCAGGGAATTCGATTGCCATCAGCAGACCTAAAAACTATCTCAAGCGATGACTTAATGGGGTTTTCATCGTCTCCCGACAACTGAACCGCACTCAGATCAGGTATTGACTTGCGAAGAAGAATCTCAATTGCCTTCATCCGTGACATGGATAGCTCAGAGTCATCGCTAAGTGCATGATCTTGCAAGCGATTTATCAACTGACTGGTCTTGATCTTCAGTCGTATTTCATCGCTATGGAGCTTGTTCAAACGTGCCGCCATATCAAGCCTTGTTCTTTCCAGCTCGGCGGTATCTCTGCTCGCACAGCCTAGAGCAACAGACAGCCTTTGCGCTCTTTGTGTCAAAAGAAGAACCGCACTCTTTGCATGTGCATGTGCGCAATTGGTGCAATCTGATTGCGCCTGCTGCTCCCAGCTTTCTCATGTGCTCTTGACCAGCACTTGTAAGCTTCCAAGCCTCAAACTCTTTCCTTGGGCCTTTTACTCCGCGCTTCCCCTTCATTCGACCCTTAGCAAGTGCTTCGCGCTGTGCTTCGTTGGCAACATGACCAGATGCGCCCTCGCCTCCAGCGGTTAGATTTACGAGACTAGCGCCCGAGTCCTTCAACATCTTTATGTGCGCAACCTCCAAGGCAAAAGCCTCGTACTCGCTAATGCATGGATAGACCTGAACAAGGATGTTCTCCTTGCCGTACTTAGAAACTATGTTTTTGTGCCAATCTGTTCTGCGGGACGGGCTGAAGTCGTATGCCCTGCGCCTAAGTCCTTTGCCGACATAGAACGTAGACCCATCCGGCTTCTTGTGGTGATAGACGCAAAATGGAAAGCTCTCCATTAGCTTCTGTGCGCATACCTCAGTGAGTGCCATCACTCCACCTGCCTTTGTGGGCCTTGCGCTATGTCGTGCGCTTGGTAGCCTTGGTGCGTTACCTTGTGGCGAGCCTGATAGCCTAGAGGTGTGCGGATAAGCTCAAACTTGGCGTGATATGCAGCCAGTGCAGCTTTTAGCTTTTCGTCTAGCTCTTGCTTGGTCATGTGAGTCCTTACGGGTGTTCACGGTTAATAAATTGATGGCGGCCATCAAGTAAACCGCCTGTCCTTTAGCTGCATCAACGTTGATTGATACACAAGCGGCTTACTTCATGAATGGAGCGCTTTGGGACTTGACCTTTCGGCAGCGCTTCTGCCCTTCTCCACATTCAACGGCTGAGCATTGGGAATTGCTCGGATGTATCCACTCATTTAGCCGTGAGTGGCGCACCCGTATTTGTGCGAATGATCGGCGCTATAAGTTGCAGAGCCACAATCCTTTTGCTCAAAAGCGCCAGTGTGGTGATTGCGCTCTGCCCCTCTATTCTCTAAAGTGGTAAAGCGGTTACCTCACATCAAAGATTGACCGCACACCCCGCAAGCAGTGGGCTACCTCTCCCACCATGCGGCCAGGTATCGTGTACTTGCTACGCCCATGCTCATCCTCGTAGCGCTGGATTGCTCCGATGAATGTCAGGTTGAATAGTGCAGCTCGCACCTTGTTAACGACTATCCCCGTTTCCTCTGTGATGCTCTGACGGGTTTCAAAGCCGTGTTCTATGGCAGATAGAACCTGCCTCATGGTTGACATTGGTTTGACAAACTTAACCGGCTGGTTCTTCTTCAACATGTCTTGCCCCTGCGTGGTGTAGTGATTGATGCGGGTGTATGGGCGGTAGGGATGGCTTACTAAGCTACTTCTTCAAAAACACAGTCATTGACGCTTTTCATGCGCCCCTTGTTGGACAGAATCCGCTTGACGTTGGCGTTTGTGTGAGCAGTCACCCGTTGCAGTTGTGCATGGGTTACCTCCTTGAGCAAGTCGCCATAACCACTCACGACTTCGCGCAAGGTCGCCAGTTCTTCAGCCTTGAACGACTGAGCGCCGATCTTTTCCCAGCGATAGAGCGCGTCTGCCATTGCTTCCTGCGCCTTCTTGACGAAAGGCATTCCATCAATGCGGTAGAGCTTCACGACGCTTTCAATGCGGTTCAGGCACTCGAACATGGGTTGCCAGCACTCCCGCTTGTCCCAATCGCCACGGCTTAGGCGGTCTAGCGCAGTGATGACGGGTGTCATCTGCTCGTTCCATTCCTCCTTGGTGAGCAGTGATGCTTGGTACTGAGCAAGTACAAGTGGATTGACCTTTGCCCATACCTTACGGTTGCATTTCTTTCTCATTGCTGTAGCTCCTTTAGTTTCTTGCGGTATGTCTGTGTGATTTCTTTCAGTTCTTCGCGTGTCCATTTGTGCGGCTGGTTACTTGACTCCAGCGCTTCCACAGCCTCAAGCCCAATACGGGCAACAAGGCCAATGCGGTAGTCCACGGCACGCCCTGCGCCCCAGCGGTTACAAACTTTTCGTTGGGCATGCGCGTTGTCCTCATGAAATCGCAAATGGGCTGCACTTCCTGTTGACCTGTAGTGCCCGCAGTCATACGCGCCACCCACTTCACCTGTTCCCAGCGGTTGACCGCAACAAATGCAAGGCTTGCCAGCGTCACGCGCCCTGATAAATGCGTTAAAAGCAATTTGTGCCTCCTTGATGTAGTCGGGTATCCGCTTAAGCGCTTCCTTGCGCTGGCGTAGATCGGCCTTCTCAGCCCTGATTACTTCACGGCTTCGCTTCCATTCCTCGCGCTCTAGCTTTGCGGCTTGGGCAGTGGCGTAACCGTCTATGCAGTCAGGGTGAATGCGCTGGCCTTCTTCTAGGCGGCGTTTGCAGTGGGGGCAGCGGGTGCGGTTCATGCATCCACCTCGCTGAACTTCACGCCCTTTTCAGCGCCGAATGCCTCCATGAGCGTCTGAAGCTCGGCCATCTCGCTCTTGGTCATCTGGGATGTGGATTGACCCAGCACGACAAAGCCGCCATCAATTCCAGGCACTACGTCCTGCTTTTTCAGCGCAGCAGTAAAAACGTGCTTCCAGTTATCAGGCGTCAACTTGCGGCCATACCACTCCACCTGTTCGCTGATTTCAGTCAGCATTGCCCAGAGCCGTGCGTTCTGCTCAAGGGAGCGCGTCTGAGGCTTCACACTGAATTGCAGGCGGTGCCCTGCCATCAGATAAGCCTTGATGTGCGGCCATACTTCGCTGAGTGCGCTGTGGGCTTGCTGGGCGTTATAAAGGGCCAGAGTTGCTTTCATGTCTGCCCCCCTTGCTTAATCCACTGCTCGTAAGCCTGCTTAGGCGTCACGCCAAAAGCCTTGCAGCCGTTACCCATGCAGCGCCACAGCTCGTAGTCATGGCCGCAGTCGTTCCACTTGTAGGCTAGGTAGATGCGGGGTTTCATTCGCCCCCCTTAACTTCTTGTATTCCTGCCGTGCCAGTTCCGTCAGCCCTTCCCATTCCGGCTCCAGCTCCTGCAATCGAGCCTTGACGTACTCGCTCCAGCCCTGCTGATTGGCGAGAAATGCGTACCATTGGGCTAGTTGTTGCGTGTGCCATTCCGTGCCTTTAAATGACCGCATGGAGCTTCAGAGGCTCGCGTTCACGCAGACGGTCACGCCAGTGATCTGCCATTTCTGTGCAGGCTTCGTGAGTGCCAACCATCAAGGTGGCGTAATCAGACAAAGGCGCGTTGTCCATGAATCGCTGTTGGTTGTGCGCCAGCAGGTTTGCCAAGGGCTGCACATGGAAGTTGTTGGTCTTGTGTGACCATTCCAAAACGTATTGCGTTGTTTTCATGTCGGCCCTTTCAGATGTAGCGGTGTGGATATGGGTTGTGAAAGCACATGTTTGCTGCGCCCTTCTCACCTACGAATTGCCATGAATCGCGGTTGAACCAAAGGCAGATCAAAGGCTCACCGTCTTCGTTACCGTCGTAATTGCGCTGCTTGAAAACGCGCACGGTTGCGTCTGGTTCGTCCTTCTTGGTGGACTTGCCTTCTTTGGCTTCCAACTCCTTGGCCTTGTTGCGCCATACTCCAATCAGGTTGTCTGGCTGGTCAGCGATGGAACCGGAACCCTTGAAGTCAGACTTGTCCAGCGGGTCTGTCTCTTTGTTGCCCTTGCGCATGTGGTGGACTAGATGCACATGGCAGTCGTAATCCTTGGCAATGGCTGTCATCTCGTCTACAAAGGCTTTTTGCCCGTTGTAGTCATCCTCGTTCTTGACGCACTTCGCCAGGTTGTCAATGAAGATGTGCTTAATGCCCAGCTCCTTGGCGCAGTAGCGAGCCATGCCAATCACTAGCTCTGCATCCGTGGTGCCTTGCTGGTCGTACAGCCACAAGCGGCCATCACTCCAGTCGCCAAACTCGTCATAAAGCTGGTCGAGTGCTTCCAGCCCTTTAGCACCTTGGAATTCTGGAGAAAACGGGTTCATACCGTTGTACATACGGGTCATGCGCTCAAGGGTTCGCATTGGCTTCATCTCAAACGAAGCAATCGCTACTTTCTCGTCTTGGCCCATCAGGGACAGAGCCACTTGGCTGGTTACCAAGCTCTTACCGTGACCATTGACGCCACCCCAGATAGTCACCTCGCCATAACGGAAGTCAAAGCTGTCCTTCACCTTTTCCCAAGGCAGGTGAATCCGGCGCTCTGTGTGCTTTGTGCGCAGGCGTTGCTTCATGTCGCCAACCCAAACACGAGCCTTCTTTACCTTCGCTTTTGCGTCTGTTTCTTTCAGGTACGCAGCGAAATCAATATCGTCTGGCAGTAGTTCAGCCATGTGTTGCTCCGTCAAAAATCTCAATCCAGCTATTTGGGTTTGTGTGGCGTTGGTGTGCGTCTACGTGGCAACCGACAACCATTGCAGCGCCCGCGCTCTTGCAGGCTTCAAACATGGCCTTGGCGCGGCTTTCTGTGTTGCCAGATACGAAGACAACCAAGCCAACCAAGAACCGCAAATCCAGCGAACCAATGGAGTCCTTGTCCTCAATGGCAATGCAGGGCGCGTGTTGCTCCATCGGCTTGCCAGAGAGAGTTACGGGTGCATGCCAATCTCGGGTCAGTTGCGTAACTTCGTCGGACACGTAAACCGCAGCAGGTTTGCGTTTAGCCGTGCGCAGTGCGATCAATGGGGTGTGGCCGATCATCAGATGCCCCCCGCAAATGCGCTGCTAACCTGCGCAGTGGCTGGCTGCACGTCTTCCCACCGGCGCTGATTCAGGTACGTGGATGGGTTAGGGATGAACTGCCCACCGTCCTTCAGCCAATCAGTGCTTTGCGAGCGAGTCGCAATGTCGGCCAAGATGTTCACCAGTTCAGCAGGTTTGACCTTTGCGGCTTTCCATGCCTTCTCTGCGGCAGGCTTACCAACCTTCTTCGGATATGCAGAGTAGAAAGAATCGAACTCCACCGCGCTAGCGGTCTTCGCCTTCTTGTCTGTATCTGTATCTGTATCTGTTCTGTTCTGTTCTAGGGCGTTACTTTTTTCTTCTGTAACGTTACATGCCTGTTGCTGCTTCTCTTTTTGTAGCGCACGATGCTTTGCCACCCTTGCTGCGCTGCTGTCAGATGCAAACTGACGCTTCTCCCAATTGAGAACATTCCATTGCTTATCAATGAAGCCTTTGGAGATGAAAAGAGCCTTGGTTTCTGCAAGCTCTGTTTCACTGATACGAAGCTGAAACGCTATCTCGTCTTCATGTAACGTTACAAGTGTGTTACTGCAACGCAGGCAAAGAATCATCGTCAAACGACGTTGCATTGCCTCAGAAAGCATCTGAACCTTGGGGTCAGTTGCAAACTCAGAGTAAAGGCGAAACCACGGATTAGCCATTACCGTGGTGCCTTCTCGCTGTTGGTCTGATAGCTCTTGGTGCTGAAGCTCTCGGGGTTCACCCGATTGGCTTTCAACAAAACTTCGCGCTCTGTCTCAATGCGGCCCCATTGATTGATGACTTGAGATTTGCCTTGCCAATGAAAGGCCGAGAGGTTGTTCTTTGTCTGTGTCATGTCTTAAGCTGCCTTCTTGAGTGCGAAAAGCTGTTGCTCCAGCTCGCGGATTTGTGCGTCTTTGGACTTGTCAACCAGATCGCAATTGAGGCGATAGGCTTCGTACTGAGCAGGGGCGCGATTGCCGCAGAGGGCCATCAAGTCCAAGCGCTTGTTGCTTGGAAAGTTGCCGCGACCTTTACGCAAACGGGAGAAGTGGCCCTTGTCGATTCCGAGTGCTTCGCGGATTGCTTCGTCGCTCAGGTTGGACAAGTTCATGCACAGATTCAGAGCTGCCAACTCGTCCTTGCAGTGGCTCACCAGCTCGGCAGGCACGTCTTCAGGGCGGCGCATCTCTGCCATCAGTGGCATCTCTCGTTGCGAATAGTTGCTCATGGTTGACTCCGGTTGACTTCGGTTTTGTTCAAAAAAAGGGGACAGTTGAGGCATGAACAAATCACGCCTTAGCTGTCTCCTTCTTGTGTTTCTTGACCAACTCAGGCCAGATGGCTTGCCAGTCGTTAGGGCGCAGTTCAATGCGTGTGACTTGTCCGGATGTGGCCTTTTCAATCGAAACGCACAACTCAGGACTAGCGACCTTGCGGCCTGTAAGAACTTGATAGAGGTACTGCTCTGCAATGCCGCATTGGTTTGCGTATGCGAGTCGTACTGGTGGGCTGAATTTGTTCATGTGCCATATTCTATCGTTTCGATAGATAAAGCACAAGCGTTTCGATAGATTCTTTTCGCTAGAGTCCGAAAAATGGAAAACGCAAAGAATCCAGACGTAGCCGCGCTACAAGCCCTATGCGATAAAGAGGGCGGCTATAAGGTTGTCGCCAAAGCAATAGGCGTTAATGACCAGTCGATCTATCAGATCGTCTCTGGTGTGCTGTTGCCCTCTGGCAGACCTAAGGGCGTCGGCCCTAGCCTGAAAGAAAAGCTAAACGCCAGGTATCCGGACTGGAACGGCCCCCGCAAGGAGTACGCATCTCAGTTCCCTACCAAGCCTAGTGATATGGCAATCAAGCTGGCGGCTGCGTTTGATCGCATACCGGCAGACCCTGTAAAGCAGGCGAGAGCCTTTGCAGAAGCCTTCGCTGCTATAGAGAAAGCGCTAGGCACCTAGCCTGCCACTCATCAAGTGATTTCTGGCTATTGAAGTACAAGACTGCTATGCCACGCTCACTCAGCCTAGCTATCTCGCTATCAATAGTTTTCTGGTCTTCCCCGTTCCTGACTCGGGTCAGGATTTGTACTTCTTCAATCATTTGCCCTCCGTAATACTGTGTATTTATACAGTGTTTTGCAGGGCTTGTGCTGTCTTTTTGGTTCCATTTGAAAATCACAAAAATCGGTAATCAGGCTTATCAAATTCAATGAATGCTGGATGCAAACACAGTGGAAGTGTTACAGGAAGTAACAATAAGGGTAATCCCCCATTCGAGTGAATTTGACCGACTAGTCAACTAAAGGGAGTGTTTATGGATAGCAATGAATTGCTGGTGGAGATCGTCAAGGCGCAGAACCGGACGAATGAAATTCTTTTGCAGCTTCGGTGGATTGGCGGGGTCTTGCTGGCCGTACTTATCTTGACCAAGTGCGCTGCTTAAGTTGCCACTTATGAGCGACTCCGAAAACTACCTACTTAATCGGTGCCTTAGCTGCGGCTCTGAGAAGGTCAAAATCACCGGTGAACCTAAGTTCGCTGATACAAACATAGTCACTTGTACCCAATGTGGGGACTTTTGGACAAATGCTGAGTTCAGCGCTATAAACTCTGAGCGTGTTCGCCAATTGCTCAAGGAAGACGGGGAGACTAACGGCTGAACCATCGTTCACGGCTTCTGAGTAAGCCCTACTCACTTGGTTCCAAAACACGTCTGTGCTGGTGACCATTCGCACGACGCCGCCAATACGACAGTCCAAAAGATCGTTTATTTCCTCGCCTGCCAAATCATGGTTGTAAAGCATCTAGTTTCTCCTTGTCGTCTGTTAAGCTGGTTTTCTCTGGCGTCAAAACCGATTGATCGCGATCAGTTTTTCGATTTAGACAGATCGCCGATCCATAGCACTGGGGATGAAAGCAAGGGCTGGTTGGTGTTCCAACCCATGAATGCCGCCCTAGTGATAAGCCAGTCTCGCCTAGACGCCACTCATCAAATTTGTTTTGTTGATAGGGGTTCATAGTCAATGCAGGTAAGTGCCGCTGAATTTATTGCCGTCATCATTGCGCTGGCTACTGGCTGTGTAGTCGCTATCGGGCTTGCTTGGCGTTGGCACAGCGAACTCAGAAAGTGCCAAGCCCTTCTGAACAAGGTGACTGAGGATCTGGAGTTCACTTCTGCTGAGTTGGCCGCGCTCAAGATAGTTGTAAACAGAGACAAGGCGTCCAAGTCTGATGGTTTCAATGACCCAATTGATTACGGGCCATCGCGCTACATTGCTTAACCAGTTCATCTAAGCACCTCTGGTCAAAGGACACAAAATGAAAGAACTGCCACAGCTTCAAGCGGAAGCCGTTAGCGAGGCTTTGATAGTTGTCTTGCAGCTTTTACAAGAGCGCGGCATTTTGCCCCTGCAAGACGTTGTTTCTCGCCTTGAGTCACAGCACTATTCATTTGTCGCTGGTATCGATCACGAAGCAAACCCAGCCCTTCAGGTGTTGACAGATCAACTCCAGCAGCTTGCAGCTCGATACGGCAAAGGATGAGCGCCGTTTTCTCTGCTTGCTCCTTCCTGAATCTTTCGAAATTGAAATCCCTGAGCGACTGCAACAACTGAGCATGTTGTTGTATTTGATCTAGCTTCATAAGCACTCCATACCGCCCACCGAGGCGGTTTTTTTACGTCTATTCGCTAGGTATTTTCCCTATACCTAAAAATATTTGCAAATTTTTCTATCTTTTCGCTTGCATATCTCTATCGTTTCGATAGAATACACCCATGCCAAACAAAACGCTGATCACAGCAAGGCAAGTTCTTTAACACAGCAGGTTTCGGTGGATAGCAGCAAGGCACAGGCAAGCGTGACCGTGCTGAAGGAGCCGGACGGGATAGCACGACGAGAGCAGTGCGCCCTTTCGCAAGAGAGGGAAAACCAGAGAGTAGATAGGTGTGGCGGCGTGGAGAAATGGCAGCAAGTCACCGTATGGTGCGCGGCGCATTAGCAGAGACACGCAACCTAGCAACGTGGGTAACCGGTTTGAGTGGTGAAACAGGACGTAAAGGCCTGAAGTAGCACAGCTTGCAAGCGCACTCAAGAACAAGCCAAGC